CTCCTCCCCTTTGTTCAGATCTGAGCTAAAAAGGGCGGAAGCAACGCCCACGACAAGCGGATTCGCAAGCACCGGTAACAGCAACGCCGAAATCTTAGCTGCGCTTGCCGCCATTGATGCCAGTGCAGCCACAGGGCCCGCCAGGGTGACTGCCGCAAGGGCTATGGCAATTGTCTTGACGCCACCCAAGTTATCGACGATCTCTCCCACATCCTTTGCCACCCGAGACCAGTCCGTCTTATCAATCCAGTTGGCGATCTGCTCACCGTATTCGGCGACCTTACTCGCGACCACATCACCGTATTTCTCAACGAGCCGACCAACCGCCCCCGTTACTCGCTCAAAGGCAGGAAGGACCGCAAGGCCAAGTGAATTTTTTAGCGATTCAAATGACCGCTCCAAGGACAAGACCTGCTGCTGATACGCGGCCGCCCTGGCAATCTCCTGATCGGAAAAAGGTTTGGTCAACCGCGAGCTGTCGGAAAAAAATTTTTCGACCGCAGCGCGCCCTTGCACAAGCAGCGGGAAAATTGATGAAACACCGAATGCGTCAGCAATGCGCTTTTTAGTTTCCACATTGCCCTGGCGCTCCATGGCAGAAGCTATATCCAGGATGGCTCGCCCCGTATCGATGGAGCCATTCTTGAGCCGATGCATTTCCAGCCCAATCGCGTTCATGTCGCGCACGGTCTCAGGCGTGCGAAAAGCGTTGTCTAGCTTCTCCCCAACACTGGCCAGGGCACCATTCATGTCTTCTGCGGAGAGGCTGGCCAACTTCGCCGCACCCTGCCACACCTGCAGTTCCTGAGTAGACATCCCGATAGACACCGCCTGGTTGCGCAGGGCGAGCTGCGTTCGCCCAAGCCCGGCGGCCAGCGCCGTAATGCCAGCAATCGAACCGATACCAATGATGGCAGTCAGCGGTGCAATGATGCTACGAATCTTCTCTCCTGCTGCCTCCGCCCCGCGAGCAACTCCTTTCAACCCCTTGATTAGACGATTAGTGCCAATCTCGTTACCAAGACTGTTGGCCGACTTTGCTACACGATCAAAAGGGGCCATCATGCGATCGACCTGCTGGTTGATCTTGCGAACAACCTCTGTCGTCTTATCGATCGCACTGATCGTAATTTGAAAATTATTGGCCATTTGGGGTGATGTTTTTTATGCGGTTTGACTCCTCCAGCCAAAACTGGAACTCACTGACATGCAACTGCCACACGTCAAACGGTCCCCACCTGAAGAAGAACGTCAGGTCTGCGGCGAGCTGTCGCCAGTTTTGGGGGAGTCTGGCAGAAAAGACGTTACGATATCGCCAGCCGCCTGGGCATCGCTCATACACAGCTGCTGCGCAGCCAGAACGGGGATGCCGGCAGAAAACGAAATCATCAGCGCCAATTTGTCGAAAGTATCGATCTGCTTATTCACCTTACCGGTTTCAGCCAACGTCAGTTCTTTCAGCGTCAGCTGATCGATCACTTGCTCCCCGACCTTCACAGGCTTTTTCAGGACCAGGTTCTTCTCTTCAGTCATGTCCATGTCTTAGCTCGCAGTCTGCTCGGTGACACTGTTGCTCTCGAAACGGACATCGAACTTGGCATCAGTGGTATCCACTTCTTGCTGTTCGACAGTCCACATGTTGTTGCCGATGATCGTCTTGCCGTTGGCCAGTTGTGCGACCACCAGCGCATCCCGCATCTTGTTGAAATCGGACACCGACAGCCCGCCGGCATCGCGCAGCGTGAATGCCATGTACCCAGCGATCGGCGTTTCCTTGTAGCCGTGGACACCGTCCTGGCCCGTCATGGTTTCACGCTTGACCTTGGAAACGCTGTATTTGAGGCTACCCTCCAGCTGATAGGTGACGCCATCGACCGAAACCGACGAGGTTCCCGCGAGTAAGTTCATGGATTGCTCCCGTTCATGAAAGCGACCGCTCTACGCGGCCGCATTGGATTACTGGTAGGTGAACTGGAACAGCAGCGCGAAGACGCGCAACTGATTCATCAGGATCGCTGGATACAGCACATCCACCCGGTTGGGGTTCTGGCTGTTTTGCTGGACGATGAGGTTCTTCGCAAAGGCAGCGCTGTTTTGTGCAAAACCGTTGTCTTCCAGCTGCTTGTACTTACCGATTTGGGCGGCCTTGATCGTCTTGGGGTTGACGGTGTTGGTACCGTAGGTGACCCGCGTCTCGTCGCTGACCAGTTTCATACGCGCGAATTTGGTGGTGACGTCGGCCCGCAACTGGCGAAGCACGTAGGCCATGTTGAACATCGCTTCCACGTAGAGCATGCTGTCATCCGCAACACCTGCAGCGTTCTTCTGGTAGGTCGTGATGATGCTATCCAGCTGCACAGTGCCGTCGTCGGCGACCGTGAAGGTGGACATGCCATCCCACAGCAGGACATTGCGATCGGTGATGGTGAAGCGCTTCTCCAGCGGCGGCGCCAGCACCGTCGACATCGCCAGGGTCTGCAGCGGGCGAGCGCAGTCGGCGCGCAGGGAGACCGCCGCCGTTGCTGCCAGGTCAGCCGCCCAGATGTAGGCCGACGACGGCGACCCGTTGAACGGAAGAATGCTCACATGCTCGTCATTGCGGCTCACGCCCAGGGTGGTAGCTTGGGACAAGGACCCACGGAATGCCGCAAAGGCATGTCCGTAAATCATCTTTTGCCACGACCAGCGGCCGGTCTTCGTGCTCAGGAAGGCCTTGATCGCGTCCAACGAAGCGCTGTCTGTGTACGGGAACGCGATGAAATCGAATTCCCGGTCGCCCAGGTTGGCCAGTGCAGTTGCCAGGGCCGGGTTCGTCGCGCCGCCGCTCATGGCGGTAATGGTGACGCCCAGACCAGCAGGCGTGACCTCACCGCCCAGGCTGCCGCGGTAGTTCAGCTGCAGATCGATATCGCCTGCTGCAGCTCCCTTGTTTTTGGCGGTCAAGTTCACCTTGAAGGCGCTGGTACCATCCACCGCTGCAGCAACCGGCAAATCGGGATTCGCTGCGATAGCCCCGACCAGATTGGTCGCGAGCTGCGACGCAGTCAGGCTGGCCGTTACCGCCAGGCTGACGAGCTTGCCAGCGATGTACAACGACAGCACACCGGTGTCCGTAGCCTGGGCCGTGAAGCTGATCGCCCCTGTCGCGGCAGTCGCTGCCACATCGTCGGACAGCGGCAACTGCCAGACCTCGCCAAACGAATCAGCATTTCGATAGGCGGCGATCATTTGCGCCAGCATCGAGCCCGCTCCGCCAACGATCTTGGCGTCTGCCACACCCTGCGAGATGGTAGCCACGTTGGGCACGCCCAGACCAGCCGAAGTGATCTGCCCGATGACGAGAGCTCGCTGAGTGCTCGCTCCCGAATTGGCACGGCTTGGGTCCAGGTCGGCAAAAAACAAGCCAGTCCGCAAGTTACTGGGAATATTCGGGAACGAAACGTCACCCATGCTCTTCTCCAAATGAAAAACCCCGCATCGCGGGGCTTGGGAATTTTTACTGAATGGCCACCGACTTATTCGGTCGGCGACTCCGAAACGTCTGCTACGTGCACGACATCGCCATCGCGCAGGCGCGCGGCCCAATAAAGGTCATAGTCGTCGACCTCAACTCCCTCATCGGGAATTTGTGCCATGGTCACGGGATCGCGGACCACCAGGCCGGGGGACGGTTTGATATGCATGTCAGCCTCACTGCGGTAAATTGATATCAGCGCCGAACTGCGGCGTATCCGGGGTTGCTGGAGGAACGCGGGTATCGATCCCTTCCAGCGGGGTAGATGACTCTTGGTAAAACTGATCTGCGCTTTGCACGAATTCCATGCCAAGCTGCTGGTGCAGCGTTCCAAAATGCATCGCAGTATCGGCATCGGGCGTACCCACTTGCATCTGCGATCTGAAAAACGGGTACTGCTGCAACAAGCTCATCAACGGGGTGTAATTGATCAGCGCAGCCTTGATCTGCTCGCGCATCACTTCCAAATCGGCCTGCACCAATACAGCGCCAATATCATCGTCGCCGGCCGGATGCCGCACCCTGGCATGCACGTGCAGAGTCGTGGTCACCGTGAAGAGCGGTGCACCATGCCTGCCCGATGACTCGCCCTCCTCCTCTGGCGCAGTAACGATGAGCATTGGATACTCGCCGTCCCAGGTAGCCAAGTCCCGAGGCGAAAAGACGCTTTGCCCTGCTGCAGTCTTCCCTTTCAGGGCTTCCACCGCAATCTGGCGGAGATCAGCAGAAGTTGTCATCCAGCCACCTTTAAAGGAAGAACAATCCAGCCGACGCCATCTGGACGAGCATCCATCACCACATACTGCTTCGCGTCAATAGTCACCCGATCATTTTTGGCCGGAAAACTCGGCAAGTCACTTGCGCGAACACAGAAAGTCGGCGCCGAGGTGGTCCAGGCGGGATTCCCATCGCCATCAATGACGGGGGACTTGTAGCCATCCGTGAAGATGCCACTCACCTGGATGGGTGTACCACCAGACGG